GATGAAATTAATAATATAATTGATAGAGAATTTTCGGAGTTATAATGGCTAAATCACAATTAACAGTAGACACTTATACTGGAAAATTATCAAGGTTAAAAGAAGATGCTTTAAAATTGCTTGGAGTTAGTGGTCTTGATACATTAGATAAATTAGAACCCTTTGGTGATTCTACAAACGATTTTATTGAATACTATATATATGATTTAGATGACAATTATTTAGGTTCAGGAAAAATTATATCAATACCAACTAATAGTAAACTTGATATTGGTGCACATTTGAGAGGACTTGGTTATGAAAGGGGAGATTATAAAATTGTATATAATTTTTTAAGACGGGTTGGTGGATCTTGGAAATCTGTATTAGTAAAAAAGTCGGACAAAAGTATATATGCATCTAATGAACCAAGATGGATAGATACTAATGGTAAAATATACGCGGGGGTAACAGGAGATACTGAAGAAGAACTTTTAATAAAAGATTATAAATATTTTTTACAAGAAATTTCACCATCACGTACTGAAGTAAGATTGGCTGTAAATCCAGGAATTAATGATAGTGATTATTTAGAAGAGTTTCGTTTAATGGGTTATACTTGTTTATCTTTTACAGATAGAGTTGGAACGGCTAAGATTGATGGTACAGGAAAAAAAGTTGAAATATTAAATAGTAGCAAAAATTTAATTCCAAGAATGGTTGGTGGTAAGTTAGTTATAAGAGATGCGTTAGTAATTGGACATGATACAACCCCACAAGAAATAACAAATTATAAACCATTTAAAGAAATTCTACCATGTGTAGATGATACACAATCTCAAATATCTGGATTAATAGAATTTGCTAATACAGAAACTTTAGTTGCAACACTTAATGATGATGATAGTGGATTTATTCCAAGAATGAAAGGTGGAACAATTACAATTAAGAATGCTATAAGACTTGTGGATACACCAGTTGCTAATTTTACATATACTGGTGCAGGAGGAGGAACTGGCGACGGAGATGGTGGTGGAGATGAAACTGTTGATGAAGAACAATTTACTTTAACATTAAATAGAGATCCTACATCAGGTGGAACTGTATCTGGTGGTGGAACATACAATGGTGGAACATCTGTAGATATTTCTGCGGTCGCGAAACCCACAGGGTGGAAATTTATTAGGTGGCATGGTGACATACCTGGATCTGGAAAATTTGATCCAACTACTACAATTATAATGCACGAAAATAAAACAATTACTGCTGAATTTGAATATCCAGACTATGGTGAGGAATATAATCTATATGGAGGAAGCTAATGATTTGGGAATACGGAAATTATAAATTTAATTGTGAGTTGAAACCACCCACATTACATAAATTTAGTGAGTGGAAAACTGAATTTTTTAACTTAGGAAACGTTGGTAAATATAAAGTTTGGTTGTGTGGTGGATTTATAGAAGATTGGAAAACTTTGGATATAGATATAGTTTTAACAAATTAACCAAATTATCCAGAATTGCAAAAATTAATGTTAGACGCTATAAAATTGGGTGTTGATAAAAATTTATTCGTTGATATTTGTTGGTGGAACAAAGAACCAATAAAATTAAACTACACAACAAAAAAACTAACAGAGGTAACAAAAATTGTAGTTGGAGATAGAATTATACAAGATGGTAGAGTAATAACAGATTGGATATTTGCAAAAGAAATTTATTCCAATCTATATTCTTTCAGAAAAGTATATCCGACACCAAAACAAATGAATAGAATTTATAAAAATAAACCAATATTATTGGAGATTTAAATGTATATTACTGAATTAAAAAATAAAAGATTATTATATTGGGGTGGATATAAAAACACTATAATTCCTAAAATGTTAAGGGAAGTGTTTGATCCAACTAACCAAGGTCAATCCGGTGGTGGTGGTGGTGCCAGTTACGGATTTCAACCGCCTATAAATACACACACTACATATACTCCATCAACTACTAATCCAGGAAATATACCATTAACTGTAACTTTTACAAATACATCTATTGGTGAAGATTTAACATATTTATGGAATTTTGGTGATGGTAGTACATCCACTGTTTTGAATCCAACACATATATATAATACACCAGGAACATACACTGTTAAATTAACTGTTACTAACGTTAGAGGTAGTAATACAAAAACTGTAACGGGTGCTATTACTGCAACAGGTACTGGAAATGTACCATCAAACTCAGATCTCCCGCTCATTGTATAAATCATTAGCCTTAAAGCAGATAAATTAAAATGTCTAAATTAAAAAATAAAAAATCTTTATATTGGGGTGGAGTTAAAAATACGTCTATTTTACATTTGAAAAAAAGTTTAAAAGAAAGTTTAAAGTCAAAAAACAAAGTAGGAAAGAAAAAAAAGGGTTTAGAAATTAGTGCAAAACAATATGGTACTATAGCTGAACAACCAGGTTGGGAAAATTATTTCGAATATAAATATGGAATGAAATGGATATATGGGTTACATCCACCAGCATTATTTGCTAAGCAGGGTACTGCAGCAAAAGCCGCTTTAACAGCAGCCGCATTGACTACACCAATGGGACCAATAATGGCAACGTGGAATCTTTATGATTTAGATGGTGGTGATTGGTATAAAGATGACGGAATGAAATTTAGTTATAATAAATCTACAACAGAATGGACTTCAGACACAATAGATGAAGCTATTGAAGATTTAGAATCAATTAAAGCGGAGTTAAGAAGTAAAGGCATTTACGGTGATTATGATGAAGAAGGCGATGATGGTTATGATGAAGATGAAGACGTCGATGAGGATGAAGAAGAACAAGAAGATGATCTTATAGATTTAAAACTAACAATAGATAAAGTTATAAGTAATAAAAAAATTAAAGTAACCCCCTTTACTTTACCATCAGGGTATAAATTTGTTAATGAAACTACATCAAATCCCTTTACAGATTTTGAAGTAAATTATACATCTTCTATTTACAGTTCACTTCCACAATTTGGTTCATTAAGAGAAGAAATAGAAAGTATTGATGGTACTGTTATTACATTAAAAAACACTTATACTACAATTAAAAATGAATCTTTTGAAGATTTCTTTATTCAATATCCAAGAGACTCTCAAGAAGATTTAAGTAAGCTATTACATTTTAGTGGTGATAATCAATCACTTATCACTAATTTTAAAGTGGATAGAGTAAAATATCCTAACTATCCAAACTCCGTTGTTTTTAAATTATATGAACCACTATCTAATGAAATAAATGAACGTGATTTTTGTTATGTTGTTAGAGAAATGGCAACTCCAATTGAAGAAAAAGTTAGATTAGTTCCTTTTGCTGAAGAAGAAATAGATGCTACTGTTTTAATTCCACCTGAATTTGGTGATACAAATAGTCCTATTGGTGTTGGTGCTACAGGGTATAAAAATTATAATCAAATTTTAACATCAGATGGATATATAAGTGAGAGTATAGAAGATGAAATATTAAGTGGAAGTATCAGCGCAAATATAAATGTAGATCATTCAAATTGGAATAATTTTGTTCATTTTGGCTCTATAGAAAAAAGACTTAAAAATTTCAAATATAAATTAGAACTTATAGAAGCGTATACAGATAATAGTTCATCATTAAGTGGGAATTTATCTTCAAGTGGATATCTTCAATTGAGTGATGGTAGTTATAATCCACCAACTTCTTCTGTTAGTGGATCTATAAATCAAATAAAATTTTGGAATAGTAAAAAGAGAGATGTAATAAACTCATTTGATAAATTTGAAAATTATATGTACTATCAGAGTTCTTCATATGTAACAAGTTCTATAGGAGAATTTTTTAATAATGCTTGGCCCAAAAAATATAGTTCTGCCAGAACGGCTGGTAGTAGTTCATTTTTAAATCCATATGAATTATATAGAATAGGTGAATCTGCAGCTACAGATTGGTATGATAGTCAAATAATCAGCGCTTCTCTTTATGATTATAATAATGTAAATAGACTTCAAAACAATCTTCCTATGTTTGTACAAGAAGATAGTGAAAATACTACATTTTTAAATTTTGTAGATATGATAGGTCATTACTTTGATAATATTTGGACTTATATTAAAGCTATAACAGATGTGCATGATAAAAGAGAAAAACTTACAGAAGGAATATCTAAAGATTTATTGCATGATGTTGCTAAATCTCTTGGATGGGAAGTATTTGATGGTAAAGATTTAGTTTCATTACCAAGATATTTGTTTGGAACAAATGTATCTGGTTCTGAAAGGATACAATATTCAAGTCTTTCAGATAAAGATATTTCAAGAGAAATATGGAGTAGAATAGTAAATAATATGCCATATTTTTTAAAAACAAAAGGGAGTGTAAGAGCAATAAGAGGACTTTTAAATTGTTATGGTATACCATCATCAATGTTAAGAGTGATGGAATATGGAGGACCTGATTTACCAGGAAAAGCAGCAACTTATGAAATAACTAGAAAATTTACAAAAGCAGTTAATTTTTTTGGGGCCGGAAGTAATGGATATATTACTTCTTCGGCATGGTCTACAGTCACACAAGGTGATGGCGCAACTAATAGATATCCAGATACAGTAGAATTTAGATTTAAAGCTGTAACAGGATCTAATCAAGTTTTAGCTCGTAGGGGTACAAACTGGGCAATTAGATTAAAAGATAATAATTTACCAGATGATTATGGTACTGTTTCTTTTATGTTGAGTGGTTCTGGTGGATATAAGGAAATAAGTTCATCTGCTATGCCAGTTTATGATGGTGATTTTTATTCTGTTATGGTGAATAGAATTTCAGCATCTGGAAACTATTTAAGTAGTGATGTTCCATCTCAAGATGTGGTATATAATCTTTATGCTAAAAAATATGATGCTGGAAGAAGTAAAATAATTCGTGAATCTACTACTAGTTTAATTGTTTGTGGTTCTAATGCTGGTTCACAATCTTATAATGGAAATTGGACTGGAAGTGCTAACACAATACAAATAGGTTGGGAAGAAACTAACTTTGGATCAACTTTAAGTGGTTCAATGATGGAATACAGACATTGGACTTCACCTTTAACAGAAACAGCATTTGATAATCATGTAGCAGCACCTAAAGCATTTAATGGTAATCACCCGTCTGCGTCTTGGACAGACTTAATTACACGATATTCTTTTGATGATGATAAAAATTTAAATACTGAGACTTCAATTAGAGATACAACTGCAGATCAATCTTTTACAAGTTCTGCTACTGCTGTCGGTTACAGTTCTGGAAATAATCATTTTTCATCAGTAATCGATGAACAAAAAATGAAAGTTCCAAATCTTGGACCTAATAGAAGAACAGCAACTAAAATAAGAATAGAAGCCGACACAATAGATGACTTAACAATGGTTACTCCAAAATTAAGTTATACAGAAAGAATTACTACGCCTGCATATGATGATCAACCTATAGATTCAAATAAACTTGGTGTATTCTTTTCACCATCTGCAGTTATTGATGAAGATATTATACTTTCTTTTCCTGATTTAGATTTTAATCAATATATAGGAGATCCTCGTGATAAATACGAAGATAGTTATAGTGGATTACGAACAGCTAGAAATTTATATTGGCAAAAATATTCAGGACCAAATAACTTTTGGGATTATTTAAGATTATTAAAATATTATGATAGTAGTTTATATAAACAAGTTAAGAAATTAGTACCAGCAAGAGCTAATGCAAATCTTGGTATTTTAATTGAACCGACTATTTTAGAAAGAGAGAAAATACCATTTGGAAAACCACCATCATTTGAATCAGCACATTATAAAAAAAATATAGTTCTTGCAGGATTTGATGATCCGATAGTTTCTGAGAGTGCTACTTATCCAAACTATGAATTTAGTTTGAATACCTCAGATCCATATAGTGTAAATCAATATACTAAAGAAACAGGATCTTTACCATCCATAACTTCGGACTATCCTATTTATAATACAAGATTTAATACCACAAATCCATTTGAAGTAAATCCTTATACTAAAGAAACAGGATCATTATTTTCATTATCTGGTAGTCATGATGATATTAATTATGAAATGGTATATAATTTACATAGACCATTTGGAACTAATCAACATACTAAACAAACTGGATCTCTTATTACTTTAACTACCAATTATTTATACTATGAAGCTCCTAGTGAAACCTTTTCACAAGTTATGTATAATACTGGTTCATTTGTTTTAAGGGATAGGTTAATAACACCAGCTTTATATAAACTTAATAATATTGATGAAAGTGGGTGGTATGGATATGATTTTTCAGGATCTGTAATCACTTATGGTGGTGTAGAAGAAATATTTGAAGAGGTAGTACAACCAAAAATTGAGTATAATATAACTTCAAAACATAATCAAGAAGTTATGTATTTTTATTCTTCTTCTTTAAGTGCTTCATTACATTATGCATATTCTTGGAGCTTTTTTGATAGTACTTATGATAATGAATGGGATGATATAACCGCATTAAATAGATTATTTTTTGAGGGGTGTATTCAAGATAATACAACTACTGTAGCAGATACGACTGGTACTTATGATATAAATACACCACCTTGGGAAATAACACTTGTTTCACCAACACAATTAACAACAACTGATGGTACAGCAACATATTTAGAAGCAGAAGATGTTTAAAAAATTTAGAAACTTACTATTTATATATGACAAGATTTATGTTATAAATTTCTATTATATATAATACATTTTATCAGGAGATAATACTATGGGATATTTAAATAACTCGACAAGAACACTTGACGCTATATTAACAAGAAAGGGTAGGGAAATGCTTGCTAGAGGGCAACAGATAAATATTAATAAATTTGCTTTAGGTGATGATGAGGTAGATTATGCACTCTGGGATACATCACACCAAAGTGGTACAGATTATTATGGTGCAGTAATAGAAAACTTACCATTTTTAGAACCTTTTGATGATCCTGATACTATTATGAAATATAAACTTGTAACAAGATCATCAGGGACTACAAGAATGATTACTTTAGAGGCACCTGACACCAATGCAACAACCATAGCATTGAACTGGAACGCTAATCATGCGGCAGCAACTACGCCTAACGCAACATATTTTTGGGAAGGTACTGTTCCCGGTGCTCCCGACAGAAGTTATATCTTTACGAAGCCCCATGCGGGCTGGGCGCCGACAACTAGTACAGTTAACACGGATTCATTTAATAATGAATTATATTCAATAACAATTTTAGATTCTAGTGTTTGTGTGTTAGGTCCAACGACAACGTCAGGCGAAGGTGGGACTGGAGGGAACTATTATGGTTTGGCTGCTAATGCTCACATCGTCATACCAGGACCGAATGTTGATGAACATACAATCGGAACTGGAGCTTTTGGCGAAGTACAAAATGTAACACAGACTATAAATGATGTTGATACTGGTGTTAGCGATAGTTGGGTAAAAAGTGGGACTA